CGTAATTACCCGAATCACCAGCGTCTTTAATGAGGTCTGCCCAATTGCGTGAACTCACTGAGTGCCTTCTTCCTTTGTAGTTGTTTCAGCTGCCGCTGCTTGTTTTGGTCCAAAAACAATGTCGAGCATTCGCTCAATTGACATGTCTTGTTGTTCTACGACTTTACCGAGGCGTCCTTGGACACGCTCGCCAGCTTCGTATGAATTAGTGCGCTCAACATACATACGACGAACTTTGTATGGAGGTTGAGTTGGATCTGGATTCATCCGTTCTTCAACGGTAATTGCTCCCAGAATGTCGTAGAAGTATGGAGCCTGAATTGCTAGCTGTCCTTGTAAGTATGGACGATAACGACCATCCTTATCAATACGAGCCATTGCAGTTAGGACTACCGCTTCTAACGGATTGGTTGGATGCATTGTTAGGTCACGAAGATCTCGTAAGAGACCGCCCATGTGACGTAACAACTCTCCCCATTGCTGCTGTGTCATTTGATTAACACCAGCAATGTTCTCCAAGCACTTCACTTGAAGCTCAGATACAGAGTCAATAATCAGACTCTTGAAATGATGCTTTCCAAGTTGAAGCCATTGGTATGTTTTTAGAACAGTGTCGTAATCACGAACTGTAACTACAACAGTGTCCCATGTCCCATCTGCTAGAGGTGGTTCCTCACGCAGTGGATCCCAATACTTAACGACGATAGGCAAAAACCTGTGACCGCCTTCAACGTCAAGCATGAGTCGTGGGTAAGGTGCGGTGACAGCAAGACTTGATTTACCAACCTTGCTCTCTCCGTACACCATTACAGTAAGAGAGCGTTGAATTTCGCTCATCGTCACTCGCTTCCTTTTTTCTCGGTTGATTCGTAGTACGCATATGGGTCTGCGACCTCATATGAATCGCTAAGTGCTTGCTCGGCAGCGCTTCCGTCGTCGAACATCGGGCATATAGCGAAAAATTGACACTTCCATTTGCAATCACGAGTTGGTCGTGGGTATGCAACATATGATGGTTCTGCTCCCGTGTCAAGAGCTTTCCTTACATTCATCAAATCAGCAATAGTTCCGTGAATGCGATTCCAAAAAGAACGCATTGTAAAGATGTTATGTCGAACTTCAATTTGATCGTAGAAAGGAGGACGAGCATTTGCTGTGCGCTTTACTTTCTTTAGCATTGTAAAAATGCCACCTTCTGAGCGCTCTGCTTCATCTTTCTTTGTAGATTCAAGAAGCATGTAGGTTAGAACCTGCTCGTTCATAGGAGCAAGGTTTGCAAAGTCGCTAAGAGAGCCACCAACAGTTTTAAAGTCACGGAACATACGGACTCCGTCAGCCTTGCGACGAACACGCATATCAAGCTTTCCTTGAAGTTCTACTTCACCATTAAACAGTGGAGCAATAATCTGCTCTTCTGTAGAGATAACTTCTAGTTCAGCATCAATTCCATTTTCTTCCACCCACTGCTCATAACCTTCGAGCATGATGCGACCCATTTCAGCTTCTTGTTCAAGCTGATGAGTATCTTGAAAATCTGCAAGTAGTAACTGACGATCTGCCTCAACTAGTTCTGCGTGAGCAGTAATAAGAGGACGACCTTCTGCATAGTGAGCATCTAACGCTGCGTGAATACGGCTACCGAATGCAAGAGCTCCAGTCATGTCTTTATATTTAGGTTGCAAACGTCGGTAGTAGGTAAGCCACCACTTACGTCTACAATCTTTAAATGTTTGGAGTTCTGAGTTAGAAAGTCTTATAACATCGCTCATAGTAACCCTGCCTTATCGTCTTTAAGCAACTTCATCAGTTGATCTTTATCTCGAACAATTTGTTCGAAGTTGTCAGACTTTGTCTCTAGAACTTGAAGAACTCGTTCTTCTAAAGTCCCCTCAGTTACATAGTCCATAATTAAAATTGAATCGTGAATCTCGCTTCCAATACGATGCACACGATCTAAAGCTTGCTTATGATCAACAAGTGACCACGGCCTTTGAAGCATAACTAAGCGACGAGCTGCAGTCAAGGTAATACCTACACCGCCAGCCTGTGCAGTAAAAAGAATCCATTTGATACGACCTTCTTGGAAATCATCTACTGCTTTTTGGCGCTCATCTTCATTTTGAGCACCAGTAATAAGTCCATGAGGGATCTTTGCTTTAGTCATTGCAGCACTTAAAAGTTCAATAAGCTGTCTAGAGACTGCACAAACAGCTACAGAGTCATCGCCGAAGTCGCCATTACTAATATCATCCATAAGAGCATCGACCTTACAGGATGGCTCTGACAAAATGGCTTTCATTTCACCAGTAGATTCGTCAATAACCATATCTGCGTAAGAACTTGCAAACTGAAGTAATCGAGTTGTTTGAGTCAAAATACTTGGAGCTGTAAGAGCATCTCCAGATTCAAGTTCTGCAATCATTGTGTCACGCATCTGCTCATAAGCTTTTTTCTGCTTAGGTGACATTTCAACATCTCTACGCTCATTCAATACTGGAGGTAGATGTGGAAGTACAACTTTTTTAAGCATACGACGCATTACAGGGTTTACAGATTTATAAAATTCATCCTGCATCATTGGTTTGACACCAATAACCATCATTCCACCAAATGCATTGAGCATGATGTCAATCATTCGATCAATCCACTTTGTTTTGCTTGGCCAGTCCTGAGGAGATAGCCAATGAAGAATAGACCAAAGGTCCACAACATTGTTAGCAATTGGAGTACCAGTTAAAGCAAAACGGATTTGAGCATTACCAGTCGCTGACCAAAGAGCACGACTTTGCTTTGACTTAGGATCTTTAGAGCGATGTATCTCATCGGCTACTACAGCTTTAAAATCAATCTTGTTAAGTTCTCTAGGATGAACTTCGCAACGTGTCTCTGTAACAGATTCATTGAGACCACCACAAGCCTTGCAGTGAACTAAAGCAATGGATCCATAACCAGAAAGACGTGAATGAGAGCGTAGCGACTCCCAATTAATAATATAAACATCAGCACCAGACTCGAATTGCTTTTTACGCTGACTGGCTGTTCCCTTAACAACCTGAGTCTTAACTCCCGGCCACCATCTTGCAAACTCACGAGCCCAGTTCTTCTTTAAAGTGTTAGGGCAGACAATTAAGGCTGGAAAGACTTCTTCTCCAGAGTCTTGAATAGCCTTAAGAGCACGAATGGCTTGTGCTGTTTTTCCTAGTCCGGGCTCATCAGCTAACAAAGCCCTACGAGCCGTTTTAAGGAACTGAACTCCTGCTCTTTGATGCGGGAATAGGTCTTCGTCTCCATCTGCGCTCTCAAGCTCTCTGAGGGCGTTTGATGGACCAATACGGGTGTTTAATTCATTTGTAGCCCACTCATTGAGGTTGGGTCCAATAGTCAATCCATCACGAAATGTAGAGCGTAGAGCAAGACAGGTTGTCCAACTAAGGGGAGCTCTCCAAACCTGATCCTTGGGGCTCCAAGAGGCTCCTGGAAGGCTCTTACAGAGCTCTTTAAAGCGCCAGTCGGTAGTTAGAAGGATATGCTTTTTATCGGCATCTACTTCGGCTATTACGGACAACTTATCCTCTTTTCCCTGTCATTATGTCATATGCGGTTGTAAAACTTTTTTGAAGAAGTTTATCTTACCGCATATTAGTCTAGCAGAACTCTTGGCTTCCAGCCAGTTTTAACCAATCTCAATAAGGCGTGTCGGATTGCGTCATTTGCGTGCCCTTCGCCCCCTACATGCCAAGCCCCTACCTTCTTTAGAGCCTCGTTTGGGAACATGGCCTTAGCATCTGCCGGGGACTGAAAGATTATGCGTTCTGGGTCATACATGTTTGTACGACATAGATGTTTAAGAACGCCAATCTGCTCAAGGCTGTAGGGAGCCTGAGAGTTACGAACAGTTTGGGCATTGATAGTAAACCTTTCACACACTACTGAAAGCGAGTCTTCGTTTCTATAAGAGTTAAGTAGTGTCTCTACTGGAATAGCAAACTCTTCTGGTTGTACTTCTTTTGATAACAAAATATTTGGATTCTCATCCGTGCCGTCCCAAGACAACAAAGCTACTCCACTTGCTTTGCCTGGATCAATAGAAAGAACATATTTCATCGGTACTTCTGACCCCAATTCTCTAGAGGACCGTCAACATCAGCAGTTAGGGGTACTGCCCAACCTTCGGTAGTTGTCATACATTGACGAACCAGCTGTTTAATCTCTTCAGCATCTTTGCGTGGAGCTTCAAGAACAATTTCATCGTGTACTGGAACAATAAGGTAGTCGGTCAGATCTGCTTGGTCAAGCTTTACAAGATTTGATTTAAATACCTCAGCAGCTCCACCTTGAATTAAATAATTAACAAGAGTATATGTGCGATCTTCATCGCAAGGAATACGGCGACCAGTCCAAGTATGCACATAACCTTGACCTTCATTACGCAAACGAGTTTGCCCGATATGATCGATCTGCCTTTGAAATACAGCCATTCCTGGATAATTAGCATCAAAAGAGTCAGATACAGAACGCATCTGAGCCTCTGGTACTCCAGCAGTCAGCGCTTGCTTTGCTACACCTGCGCCGTAAAGTCGTCCGTAGACAACACCCTTGATCAGGTTACGACGCTTATCTGACTTTTGCATATCTGGTTCTTGATAAACCTGACGACCAATTTCGGTAAATGGATCTGATCCAGTTGCATCTGCCTTGTGAAACAGCGAAATAAGATTTTCATCTTCAGATAAAGATGCAAACATACGGAACTCAACCTGATCTAAGTCTGAAGTAATAATTACATTTCCTTCTTCTCTAGGAATAAACGCTGTACGAACAGTGTCATCTCCCTTAGGAAGAGTTTGTAGAGCTGGATCTGTAATTGACATACGAGACGTGCGAGCACCTAAAGTCTTTACAGAAGGATGAACAATTCCGTCAATAGACTTTTCCATAAAGTTAGAAAAGTAAGTATTGGCTAGTTTGTCTGCTTTTCTTTGCTTAAGCACATTCTCAGCAAGATTCTTAACATCGTTATTTCCATTGATGATAAGAAGTTGAAGCTGGTCCTTGCTGGCAGACTTTGCTCCTGATGGAGTTGTTTCGGTGATATCTGCACCTAAGCTTTCTAGCAAACGAACTAGTTGAACATTGCTAGTAATGCTTACTCCACCATAAGCGTTCGATGCCCAACTCTTTACAGAGTCTGAGTACTGAATAAGTTCATCAAATTTTTTCTTTGAATAGTCAAGATCGATACGAGCACCATTAAGCTCCATGCGAGTAACAATCTTGCGTGTAGCCATCTCTAGCTCGTAAGCACGATTGTAAGGACCTTGAGGACCACACTTTTGATAAAACTGTTCCCATAAGCGCATAGTTAAAACTGTATCTAGCGCACCGTAAACCCAGTAAGGCTCGTAATTAGTTGGAACAGTTCCCCAAGTCCAACCATTCTCGATAAGCCCTTGGTCAAGACTTTCTTGCATTGCAACAGCTTTGCCGTCAACATAAAGAGCAGAAAGAGGTTTTAAAGCACCAGAGCCAAGAGGATTAATAATGTGAGCCATGATCATTGTGTCATGTGAACGCTCCCATGGAATCTTCCATCGAGATTGAATATCAAACCATCGAGCTTCGAATGCAATGTTGTGACAAACAACAGGTCCATCAAACTTATCCATTGCTTCGTAAAAAACACCAGACCATTCGTCCCAAGGAATAGACCAACCAGTTAAACCATCTCCAACTTGAACAAGACGTAATTTTCCATGCCAAGGAGATAGTGCATCTTCTCGTTTACCGCCAGGCAGTTCACCAGTTTCGGTGTCAATTGCAATAGCGTTATAAGGTCGTCTTTCACTAAGCCATGAAATAAATTCCTGCGCTTTTTCAACAGAATCTACAAGGTTTAGTTTTACGTCGCCTAGTCCGTTCGTCACTTCTTTGTCGCTCATTCTTTCCTAACTTCTTAAGGAATCATCTCGATTCTATAGATAGAATCTATTTTTTCGTCATTCAGGGCTGCTCTTTCAAGTAACCTTTGCGCTACGTTAGTAAGATATCTTGCACCACCAGAGTCATATTTGTAAAGGGCATCTAATACTGGCTCTGGATCCTCGCTTACCTGAGCCCAATTTCTGTCTGTTTCAGGGAAAACAATAGGCATGTTGTAGGCAGGGTTGCACTCTTCACACGGGATGGAATCATCTCTAAGCTCATCTACTGACCCTTCCTTTAGCCCATATCTTTTAACGAGAGAGCAGATTGGGGAGTGAAAAACTATGGATACACCTATTCTAGAAAGAATATACGACCCATTTTCGGTTTTGTAAAGCTTAAACTCAATCCAGCGTGTCGAGCCACGTCTAAAAGAGGAAGATTCCCCTAAAAGACGCCCGTTGAACTGCAGCGTTCTTGAGCCATCTTTAACTTCATGCATTTGGAATTTCTTCCCCCGTCTCAGGATCGTGAGTGTGGTCCTCTGTTCCGTTGTGAGGATGGTCTTCGCCATCTACAACCATAATTGCATTTGGCTGCTCTTCTTTAAAGTAAATATAGTTCCACCACAGATTAATTTCATTGTTAGCCCACAAAAGCTCAAACCAACCAATTGCTGGCCAAGCTTCAGAGCCAACTGGTTCGTTTAGCTGAATAATTTTTAGTTCTTCAGATTTATCTTGAATATATGTTATGCAATTATCCATATGTTCATATATTAATTCTGCTGAAACAGCTTCTTTATCTTCAGTATTTTCAAAATTTATAGCCATAGAAAACTCTTCACCAGAAGATGCAGTAAAGACTTTTTTAATAGCAGGTCTTGACCCCGCTACATAACTAGCTTGATAATTTATCATATTTTCTCCTTTGTCTCTTAATCCTTTCCTTGATTAAGTCTATCTCGTTTTGTTGTACTTTAACTAGTTCAAGGATTAGTGTAGAAAGAAGACCGTAATTTAAAGATGCAGGTTCTCCTTTTTCATCATATCCAATTATTTCTTCAAAACCTAAATCTCGTACATCTTCTGCAATGTAGCCATACATCCACTCTCTATTAAGACTATCCTGCAAATATCTAACTTGATTTTTGTATTTATATCTTTTAAGTTTTAAATTTAAAAGATTTTCTACGTTTACTACTTTATAATCTGAAATTTCTTTTTTAAGTTTTAATGTAGAGGTATTAGATCCTGTTGTTCCAGAATAGGCTGGCTGCGAGTGCAGATGGGACCCATTATTACCCGCACTGTGCCCAGCGTGATTGCCACCTGTATATACAATAGGCAAAGCAGACGCGATAGATACGGAGTGAGTGTGGGAAGCAACTCCAGTGCCGCCTACGCTGGAGTATCCAAGAGTTCCGTGAACATGATTTCCTGTAGCTACTTGATTAGATCCAGAACCTCGATTTATTTGTATGGTAAATATTGAAGAACTAGCTGAAACTATCATAGGATTTGTGGCAAAGAAAGTACTTGAAAGTAAAGATACGAAGCTAGTAATTGGGATTTTACTAGAAAGTACAGAATCATTTCGAATTTTAGCGGTAGTTACTGCATCCGTAGCTATTTCTGATTCTGGAAACACAGGCATTCTATTAACGCTTAAAACTCCAGTTGCTAATTTTTGAGTAGATAAATCTGGAATACGACCTTCAAAAAATTCTCCAGTTGTTATCTTAGAAGCATCTAAATTAGGAATATTTGTGTCTTCAAAAATACCAGTTGTAAATTTAGAAGCGTCCAAATTTGGCATTCTATCTGCTGTTATCTCTGGTATTGTATCTATGTCTAAAACACCTGAAGTAATTTTAGAAGTAGCTAAATTAGGAATATTATCTGTATCTAAAACTCCACTTACTTTAGAAGCAGAAAAAGAGTTAATTTGGCTATCTTCAACATCACCAATTAACTTTGAAGAAGACATTCCAGATATTTTGCTATCCGCAATACCTCCTGCTAGCTCCGTTCCTCCTACAGAACCGATTAAAATAGAATCGCTATTC